AGCGGTGTTTTTCTTACCCGAATCAATACCAGGTTGGCAAGATATGAAAGAACCAATACCCGCTCGTTTTTACTCAGCACACTATTGTTTCACATTAGGTCAATTCAGTACTGAAGTACAACACAACCCTGAATATTATTTCCACGGAGAAGAGATTTCAATTGCGGTTCGTGCTTACACTTGGGGTTATGATTTGTTCCACCCACATAAAGTTTTGATTTGGCACGAATATACTCGTAAAGGTAGGACCAAACAATGGGATGACGACAAGGAATGGGGAAATAAAAATAATCACTCACACTTAACAAATAGAAAATTATTTGGTATGGATGGTGAAACTCAAGAAGGTCATGATGGTATATTTGGTTTTGGTCCCGTAAGAACATTGCGTGATTATGAAAAATATGCAGGTCTTTTGTTTGAGCGTCGTGCGGTTCAACAATACACTTTAGATAAACATTACCCACCAAACCCTTATACTTTTGAAAGTGAAGAAGAATGGAAAGATAGTTTTGCGGTTGTGTTCAAACATTGTATTGATGTTGCTTACTCACAAGTCCCTGAAAAAGATTATGATTTTTGGGTGGTTGCGTTCCACGATGCTAACGATGAAACAATCTTTAGAAAAGATGCCGATAAGGCGGAAATTCAACGAATGTTAAATGACCCTGATGGATATTGTAAAGTTTGGAGAGATTTCCAAACCTCATATCAACCGGCATATTGGGTAGTTTGGCCTCACTCAGAATCAAAAGGATGGTGTGATAGAATCACAGGTCAATTAAATCATAATTCAGTTAGTTAATATGAAAAAAATTGCTTTTCATACCAATCAACTTAGTATTAGAGGTACTGAAGTCGCCTTATATCAATATGCAAAATACAATGAAGATATATTGGGGAACAAAAGCGTTATTTTTACGTTTCCCAATAGGGATATGAGTGCATATGAAAAATTCAAGGAAAGGTTTGAAGTTGTAATTTTAGAATGGTGGAACTATGAACAATATTTGATTGATAATAATTTTGATTATTTATATCTAATTAAAATGGGTGTTAATGATGGGTATTGTTTAAATAAAATTCCAACACTAGTACATGCGGTTTTTAGATTTAATGACCCACACGGACACAAATATTTTTATGTATCAGATTGGTTGGCTAAAGACCAAGGGTATAATGCTGAAACTCATTCTTTACCACATATTTGTGAAAAATTACCACCATCTGAATACAATTTTAGAGAAGTAAATCAAATACCATTAAATGCCACTGTTTTTGGTGGATACGGTGGCTCAACAGAATTTAACATAGAATCGGTTAAAAATGCCATACGAGATGTGGTACGAAAACGTGATGATATTTATTTTATTTTTATGAATTTTACACCATTTGACGAACATCCACAAGTTAAGTTTTTTCCGGGAAATTACGATTTAAAAGAAAAATCTGCATTTGTTGATGCTTGTGATGCGATGATACATGCAAGAAGTGGTGGTGAAACTTTTGGTTTAGCGGTATCTGAATTTGCATTGTCCAATAAACCAATTATTACTTATGGCCTTTCAGGTGAAAATAATCATTTAGAAATTTTAAAAGAACGAGCCATTATCTACAAAGGGTATGAAGACGTATTAGATATTTTTGAAAATTTTTCAAAATATGTTATATACGATAATTATGATTTACCTTATAAACAATTTAGTCCTGAAATAATAATGGACAAATTTAACAGAGTATTCTTATCGTGAAAATATTATTTACATTTTTAGCAATTTCAACAGGGGTTGAATCGTATTTAAAATCATCAAAAAAACTAATAACAGAAATATTAAAAAACACCCAACATGACGTTTTATTAACAACAAATAAAGTTGAATACTATAGCGACATTAACGATAGTAGACTTATTGTAAGGAATAATGTACCTAATGATTCTGTCTTTATGTATAGAGGTGGTGTTGAATTTAACTATAATTTAAAATATTTGTCATTTAAAGATTTACCTGAAGGGTATGACGTTATTTTTTACATTGACGGGGATATGAAACATAATTTTTGGAATGAAGATTCTGAAAATAAATTAAAGTCCTTAATTGATTCTTATGATTGGTTGGCCACAAGACTTAATTGTGTTTTAAAGAATGAAGTTTCTCAATACAAAACAACGGGTAACACATTATTTAAACACAAAATTAATTCGTATGAAGTTTTAAATTGGAGCGATAACGATATATTAATGGAATCTTGTTTACCAAGTGAACATTTTTTAATTTTTAAATATAACAAAGAAAAACTTGAAAAATTTTCAAATAAATGGTGTGAGTTAAATTCTATACTACAAAGTAAAAACGGTGGTGATGGTAGTTGGGGTGATGGTTTTGAAATGGGTATATCGGCAAAATATGCTGGTTATAATAACATGTTTGATTTACCTCATGGTAATTTAGAACACGATTTTGGGTTTATATTTAATGGAAATAAAGAATAAAAAATAATAATATGATAACTTTAAAAGTAGAAACAGATAATTTTATAATTAACACCTTACCTAATGATTGGAGTGGTGTTAGTATCCATAGTGGTAAATCGTGGGAACCCCACATCACCCAAATATTAAAACGAAATTTTAAATCGGACTCAGTATTTGTTGATATTGGTAGTAACTATGGATGGCACTCAATTAAAAGTTCACCATTTTGTGGTATTGTTTATAGTTTTGAACCTCAAAAATATATCTATGAAGTTCAAAAAATGAGTATTGATGAAAATAACATTTCAAACATTCACCTATATAATTGTGGTATTGGTGATAAAAATGAAAATAAAGAAATGTCACCTATTGATTATAATCATCCAAGTATTCACATGGGTGATTTAAGTGTTGGTGTTGGTGGTGAAACTATTGAAGTAAAAACATTAGACTCACTTCAAATACCAAAAGTTGATTTTATTAAAATTGATGTTCAAGGATATGAAAAATATGTATTAGAAGGTGCAAAAAAGACTATTATGGATTCTAAACCAACAATTATCATTGAAATGGAAGACCACCAGCTTAGAAGATTTAATTACGGTGTGGTTGAATTGTTTGAACAATTAAGAAATCTTGATTATTACATTTATTTTTTAGATTATCATTATCCATCTGACCATGTTTGTGTTCACAAAGATAAGTTAAATAATTTTATTGAAATAAATAATCAATATATCAAACCATTAACCGAGAGTAATGATTTAAATAACAACATTGAAAATGGTGTGACTGAAAAAATTATCTACGATGAAAATTAAAGTACTAGGTAATTGGGATAATTCTGAAAATATTACAGAACGACTTTTAAAACAATTTAAAACTCCTGAAATTGATTTAGCAAACATTCAATTTGTTTACGATGACTCATATGATATTATAGTATTTTTTAATCACGTTTGCTCTGATATTAAAGAAGGTAAAAAATCATACATGTTTCCACATGAACCAAGTTGGAATGGTTCTCACCAAAAACATTTTAATGATGGTACGATTATTTTTGGTTTTAAAAATGAATTGTACAATGGTAATTGTATTGAAACTTTAGCCCACACTTTTTATGGTGGAAGAGGACCTTGGATGGACCCGTTATCATTTTGGAACTACGAAAATCTAACCTCAACAAATTTTATTAAAACTAAAAACATTTCATCATCTGTAACTAAAACAGACTTGGATTATGGTGGAACATGTTTATATCCACAAAGAACTAAAATAGCATCAATGGTAGAAACTTTAAAGTTTATTGATGTCTTTAATGGTGGGAATAGTAGTCCAAAAAGACATGATGCCTTAGTTGATTACAGATTCAATTTATCTATTGAAAATGAACATCAAGACAATTGGATTAGTGAAAAATTTTATGATTGTATTTTAACCGACACTATACCAATTTATTTTGGGTGTAAAAACATTAAAAATATTTACCCTGAAGATGGTTATATATTAATTGAGGATATTAATGACGTTAATCAAATTAACGAGTTGTTAGTTTATATTGAAAAAAATGCCGATTCAATATACGAACAAAAAATTAAAGGACTAAAAAAAATTAAAGAAAAATACTTTAAAGAGTATAATTTACTGAAAAAAATAATAGAATTATAATATGGAATACGAAGATAAAGTTTTTAAAAAATCAAGCTTAGAAGATAACGACAGTATATCAACTTATAACGGTTGGGGTGCTCAACAAAACCCAAATGCATTTGAGGTGTTTTATCATTTTTTAAATGAAATTAAACCATCAAGAATATTAGAAATTGGTACATCATTGGGTGGATTTACATCGTTTTTAGATTACGCAGCAAAAAGATTAAATATACCTTGTCACATTTTATCTTATGACATTTACTACAAAGAATGGTATGATGATATGATTAAAGATGGAATTGATGTTAGAATTGAAAACGTATTTAATGATAATTATACCGAGGTAAAACAAGAGGTTATTGATTTTATTAACGAAGGTGGGGTTACATTAATACTTTGTGATGGTGGTAGTAAAATACACGAATTTAAACTATTATCTAATTACATGAAAATTGGTGATTTTATTATGGCTCACGATTACTCAGAAGACAGTGAGACTTTTAAAAATAATGTGTACATGAAAATTTGGAATTGGCACGAAATATCTGATAATGATATTCAAGAAGCATGTGATAAAAACAATCTCTTCACATATAATAAAGAAACCTTCAACAATATTGCATGGGTTTGTAAAATCAAAAAATAATTATGTCAATAACTTTAGTAACAGGACTTTGGAATATTAAAAGGGACCAACTAAATCAAGGATGGTCAAGGTCTTTTGACCACTACCTTCAAAAATTAGAAGAATTACTGAAGGTTGAAACTAATCTTATTATTTTTGGTGAAGAAGAAATACGAGAGTTTGTTGAGAGTAGAAGAAGTGGTAATAATACTCAGTTCATTTCTAGAGATACTGAATGGTTTAAAAATACTGTTCCATACGATAAGATACAAGAAATCAGAAATAATCCTGATTGGTATAATCAATCAGGATGGTTAAAGGAGTCCACTCAAGGTTCTTTAGAAATGTATAACCCATTGGTTATGTCTAAAGTATTTTTGTTAAATGATGCCAAAATAATGGATAAATTTAACTCAACACATCTTTTTTGGATTGATGCAGGACTAACTAACACTGTTCATCCTGGTTATTTTACTCACGATAAAATACAAGATAAACTACCTAAATTATTTAATAAATTTGGTTTTATTGCATTTCCTTATGATGCAAATTCTGAAATTCATGGATTTAGTTATCCTAAAATTAACGAATACGCTAAAAATGATGTTAAGTTAGTTTGTAGAGGTGGATTGTTTGGTGGTAGAAAAGATGCCATTGGTGATATAAATGGTTTGTATTACGATTTACTACACACAACCATTAATGATGGTTATATGGGTACTGAAGAATCTTTATTTAGTATTTTACTCTATAGACACCCTGATTTAATTGAATATGCTGAAATAGAATATAACGGTCTTATTAGTAAATTTTGTGAGGATTTAAAAAATGATACTGTTGATGTTAAAACTAAATCACCCGTTAATACTAATTTAAAGTTAGAATTAACTAACACCGCATTATACGTGATTACATTTAATAGTCCAAAACAATTTGAGACTTTAATAACATCTATGATTGATTATGATACTGACTTTTTGGACAAACCTAAAAAGTTTTTATTGGATAACTCATCAGATTTGTCAACTACCGAGAAATACTTGGAACTTTGTAAAGAATATGGATTTGAACATATCAAGAAAGATAATTTAGGTATTTGTGGTGGAAGACAATTTATTGCAGCACATTCTGAAGAAAATGGTTTTGATTTTCATTTTTTCTTTGAAGATGATATGTTCTTCTATAATGGAAAAGAAACTGTTTGTAAAAATGGTTTTAACCGATATATTAAAAATCTTTATAGAAAAGTTTTAGACATCACAAAACAAGAAGGTTTTGATTTTGTTAAAATGAACTATACCGAATTTTACGGTGATAATGGAACTCAATGGTCTTGGTATAACGTACCACAATCTGTTAGAGAACAGTTTTGGCCTGAAAAATCTACATTGCCTGTTAGAGGATTAGACCCAAATGCACCAAAAACCAAATATGAAAAAATATTATCATATGAAGGTATCCCATACACTTCAGGTGAAATATATTATTGTAATTGGCCACAGGTTGTAACTCGTGAAGGTAATAAGAAAATGTTTTTAAATACCAAATGGGCACACCCATTTGAACAAACTTGGATGAGTCACATTTATCAAGAAACTAAA